ACATATATTTAATGGCGGCGCTGTTAGGATTCAATAACAATCCTTCTGTAGCAAGATCGCTACAAAAGGATGATCCAAAACACACAATGGATCCTTTAGGTCATTGATGTAGGTTAGAAAGTTTGTCATCATGGGATAAGAGTGTTCACCGTATCTGGCCTCCAAGAACTGTCTAACACGGACATCGTATTCACATTTTTCAACACAGAAGCCACTACTGCTCAACGCATATGGATTATCGTCAAACAGGGTCTCGTGGCTTGAGGTAAGCATTAAATACTTATCAATGAGAGGCAATAAACTTGGCACGTAACTAGCCAATGGACGAAGACCCACACATTTGCCGCGGCACCAGGCAATGGGGTCGTCTGTCTCTTTCACGGCCGATAGAGTTGTGCCAAACCGATGTATAATTCTACCCGGTTTATACGCCAGCACAATCGCATCTACCTCACCCGCTACAGGCCAAAATAAACCACTACAAAACTCTACGTTTGCAATCTCACGTGACAACTTAGTTGTCATCGTGAAACCTAAACTATTATAGAGCATTTGAACTTGGTATTCAAAAGCGGGCCATGGAGATACAATACTATCGCTTTCAACGATTCCTAAAGAGTCGTCACCCATAACAAACACATTAAACTTTTCGATTGAACACATATGCATGACGAAAGTAAACATTGCCCCATTAAGTAGAGTATTGCCAGTTGTGGTATTGTTGCTACCAGAGGCACGACCACCTCTTTTAACATACTTATGCCCACTACTGCTAACTCCAATTAATTTTAGTTGGTTTCTAAGATAATCCAATACCAACTTAGGGCACCCAAACTTAACGTACTGATCTAGCTCAAATTTCAGAGCATTTACATGCACGTGTGAATCCCATCTTGAACCATCCATCTCCAAAAATACTGGCTTTTTATACTGAGCCAACACGCGGACCATAATTTCTCCGACTTGTTGCCCAGTTTTCCCGCCAGTATAAATAACCTTTGACTCCAAACTATCCCAATTTAACTTGGGACCACACCATAGCTCTGACAAACGTTTGTTAAAAGGCTGAATCCAAGGACCAGTGATACAAGTTGAGGTAGGACTACAACTCTGTATTGGTCTAGGGTCAAATTTTTCTTTGACATTTAGTTCAACCTTAACGAACATATCCAAGGACTTATAGTTGGTTGGTTTTTGAAAATCATTAGCCATATATCGCTTATAGGCATTATTGTAAATCCCACGCCGTGAGGGTCTGAATGGGGCGACCCAATCCTCAAACGATATGGGTACAACCTTATCATAACGGCTAAATAATGGGGCAGTAACTTTGAAATAGTTAATAAAAGAATTCCACATAAGAGGATCTGGTTCAGGCGTCGGCATAAGAATTCTAGACTGAATAGACACTATTTCATTATCACTGTCCCTTTCTGGAACAAACAATGGGTAAGATGTGGTAAAACCGCCGGTCTTAAAGGCAACTGGACGACTACTTTTAGTAAAACGAGCTTTAACTAAAGTACCCACAGTTTTGACCGACTTCACAGCTTGGACTACAACTTTTGTGCACGCACGCATAGGACTAATAACAAGTTTTGGGTACAAAAGACCCAAGCCCAGGAACACGGTAGACATAATAGCTAATAAACCACTAAACTTGCCTACCAATTTCACCGAGCCACGACGCAAAGCCATGCCGTAAACACTAGCCCCAACAATGCCAAATCTGTAGTCCAACACAAATGTTCCACACCGACCCAAAAACCTACGAGTTCTAAAAAGAGATCTCTGAAACCAAGATAGACCAAACCAAGGACTGGAATGGTACCGTTGAGCTTCAACACACGGTCTTATAATATCACGACCGGTTCTTTCTTCCCACTCAGCGTTACGGAACATGCCATATAAGATACTGATGTCTAAACTACAAGCGAAATCAGAAGTTTTAGACTTATTTATTATGGAGTCTTGTTTCATAACACCATTCAAAATCGTCTGATACAACTTTTGATCCCTGACTTGACGCATACACATTCTCTCAGAATACAACACAATGGCCTTAGAGAGCACCACGTTCTCCGTATCGCTGTTGGCCACGATGTAATCTCCCACAGCTACTGCTGATAAGTAACCCCTAGTCACAAAGAAACTATCATCAGATAAAGATTGCTGTGGAATAGAACCATAATCACAAGATCGCAACCAATCCCCTGCAACGATGTCACGGGGTATTTGTGGAAATATAGGACATGTTATAAATTTGTATACTTTCATAACACCGACTGTTTCCACTAAACTCCATGTCATTGCTTTACCGTCTTTTTCATAATACTGGGACCCTAAGACCCACAGGCACGCACTATGAACATAGTCGGCGTTGCCGCTGCTTTTCATAACTACATTGCCATCTGCGCGAAGAACAAATCCACCTTCGCCTAGAAGATCACCACACGGCATAGTAAAATCATGAATTGCTGCGAAAGCAATACCACTCCTGCACACTACTTCCAACCAATCGGACTCTGGAACATAGTACAGTGAATCAACCGAGATTACACCGAGCCCTTCCTCAATCAAATGGGTACAGGTCTGCACGGTGCAACCACAGTAGTCTCCAACACGCTTTCCTTGTGATTTAGCAGTGATCCTGGCGTGTTCTCGAATAGCGTCATACGGGCTCAAAATAGGGCAGCACGAATGAACGTTTTTTCGACCGAATTTTCCATGGCGAATGGGGTTACCCCCAACGTCAACAATCAATTCGGGCTTTTCCAACATTGCAAGTCGATATACAGTCATTTCGG